CTAATAGAACCCAGCGCATCTTTACCTCCACTTGCACCAGAAGCTATTCCACCAATAAATCCTAAAACAGCACCCTGTGCAGCTGCAGCTGCTGCATATGCGTTAGAACTGGTTGACTTACCCACTAAACTATTCATGGCAGAACGATCTGGTTGAACAATAGCCAGTTCTTCAGAGTTGTCTCGGGCTATCTTAGAATCAGACTGTACGTTGATATAGAACTTTATGTAGTTCTGCATTTGAGCCGTGGTAACATCTTTGGGAAAAGACCTAATACCAACAGAGTACTTGTTAGTGGCTTTTGTGGATGAAATTGGTGGGCGAATTCCTTCTGGTGTATCAGCGACATTGGGTGCTAAATCACTTATGCCAGTGAAAAATCCATTGGGATCTACGTTGAAAAGTGCGTCGAAGTCTGCCATGTTTTCTCTAAATAATGGAGGGGTAGTCTATTATTTATTCGCCAAAAAAGCTATGTATCATAAAAGAAAATTTGTTCCAACGAAACCTGAGAAGTATTCTGGGGATCCAACTAACATTATAATGCGTTCTTCATGGGAAACAAAGTTTGCATCATGGTGTGATCGTAACCAAAATGTTATAAAGTGGAAGTCCGAGGAAACGATTGTTCCTTACGTATGTCCTACCGACAATAGAATTCATCGTTATTTTATAGACTTTCAGATACAAGTGCGTAATAAAGAAGGCAATTTAGCCACATATCTGGTTGAAATCAAGCCAGATTCTCAGACTCGTCCACCTGTCCCTCCGAGCAAAGTTACACAGCGTTATATCACAGAAGTAATGACATGGGGTAAGAATGAGGCTAAGTGGAAAGCAGCAACAGAATATGCAAAAGATCGTGGATGGGAATTCAAGATACTTACAGAACACCATCTAGGAATCAAATAAATAGAGTATATGGATACATACCAAAAAATCTTTGACAAAGCAATCTACGATCCAACCATAAAGTTTCGTTCGAAAACATGGTTCGATCAACAGGTCTTGCTTTTGTCCAAACAAATTTCTTCACCGAATAGGTTGATCAAAGATAGCGCATCTCAAAATAGGTCTCAGATTATTCCAGGTAACTGTTACTTGTATATGTATGATCCAAAGCACAAAGATACGTTACCTTACTACGATAGGTTTCCGCTGGTATTTCCCTTTGCTAAAACACCGAATGGTTTTCGTGGATTGAATATGCACTATTTGGCATATCCGATTCGTATTAAGCTGTTGGACAGACTACAGCAGTTTCGTAATAACGACAAGATGGATGGTAACACCAAGTTACGTATGTCATGGGCAACACTTAACGGAGTGGCTAGGTTTAATCTGGCAAAACCCTGTGTCAAAGAATACTTAACGGCTCATGTTCGTTCACCTTTTGTGAAAATCAATTCAAAGGACTGGTCAATGGCCATGCTTCTTCCAGTTGAGAGATTTGTCGGTGCCACCAAGAATCAAGTCTGGCAAGACTCACTAGGAAAAATTTAATGCTATCAGAATTCATCACAGAAGTTAAGACTCGTGGTTTGGCCAACCCGAACAAGTTCATGGTAACTATTTCTCAACCAAAGGGTGTTAACTTTAATAACGCCAATGACTCGCTACGACTAATGCGTTTGTTCTGTGATCAAACTCAACTACCAGATCAAAACATCAGCACTGCTCAGGTAAGAACATATGGTGAAGTTCGTGAGATTCCTTACGAGAACCTTTACGGTAATGTAAACTTTGGATTCTATTGCGACTCTAACTTTATCGTCAAGGAATTTTTTGATAATTGGATTCAATCTATATCAGACCCAAACACACGCCACTGGAATTACTACGATAATTATACTGCACCAACCATTGACATTATGATGCTTAACAACGAAGGTAGATCAGTTTATCTTGTTTCATTATATGAGTGTTACCCAAAACAAATGCAAGCTGTAACATTGGATTATGCAGCAAAGGAAACGCTAAAGGTAAACGTCTCCATGAACTACAAGTACTGGAGATCCTCAACTATATCTGATGTGACACAGGGCAGCATAATTCAAGATAACAACAGGTTCAATACTTTGGGCAGTGACTTTTCGAACATGGATGGTTTTAGCACTAGGTCTTTATTCTCTCAGGTAAACTCTGCCTTTGAGATACCAAACGAATACTTTAACGATTTTGGTGGATACCAAGATCAGATATTTGGTGATGCTCAAAACATATTTACTGGCGTTGGGGATTCTATATTCCCAGATGCATTAAATTTTGAAGAAGGTGTTGTAGAAGATTTTCTTGGCGATTTCTAATAACAATAATAATTAAGGAAGTACCATGACAGAAGAAGTTGTAGTAGAAAAAAAAGAAGAAGACTGGATGCAAAAGAAATGGCGTCCAGCCATGGGTTGGATGTACATGATTGTTTGTATGTGTGATATGATTATATTTCCTGTGCTGTGGGCACTGTTGCAATCAGGACTAAAGCAACCAGTGACTCAGTGGAATCCGCTAACCTTACAGGGTGCTGGATTATTTCACTTGGCCATGGGCGCAGTGTTGGGCATCGCAGCATGGGGTCGCACTCAAGAAAAGGTAGCTGGCGCTGCAAACAATTCAACACCAGTGCCGTATTATACATCGCAAGCCATGACAACAACTAACACATATATGTCAGATCCAACACCACCAATGTTTGCAGATCCTACACCGAGCGAAACACCAAGACCACGTCCAAGACCAAGTTTTTAATTGCTATGAAAATTGACAACAATATGAGTGAGATCTTTGACCTGGAAGCAGTTGAAAAGGTAACAGGCGAAGTCATTACAAAGAGTGGAGAAGTGATTCTTCCTCCCGATGATAGAGTAGATTATGATTATGATAAATCAAGAAGTAATCTACATAACCTGCTACAGCAGGGACAAGATGCATTGAACCATGCGCTGGAGGTTGCAAAATCTTCAGAGCATCCACGTGCCTTTGAGGTCGTGGGTAATTTAATGAAACAGCTTGCAGACATTAACCATCAGTTAATGGATCTGCATGGCAAAAAGCGAATACTTGACGCACCGAGTAAAAACGAGGCAGCGAAACAAGTAACAAATAATAATGCGATATTCGTGGGTAGCACTGCGGAATTGAGCAAATTGATTGACAACATGAACAAAGGAGTTTGACATATGGCATTACCTATTCAGAATGCAGCAGTATATACCGCAACAGTACCTTCAACGAAACAAGAGATTAAGTTTCGTGCCTTTTTAGTTAAAGAAGAAAAGGCACTACTGATCGCCCAGCAAAGTGAAGATCCAGTTGTAATGATGGACACACTAAAGCAAATCATTAAGTCCTGTGTGCGAACAGAACTAGATGTAGAAACGCTGGCACTATTTGATATCGAGTATATCTTTGCTCAGCTTAGATCTAAGTCTGTTGGTGAAGTTGTAGAAATCATAGTTGCTTGTGATGTATGCCCAGACGAAGATACCAAGGCACGTGTTAAGTTGACCTTTGATTTGTCTAAGTTACAGGTAAACTTTCCAGAAGGACACACCAAAAAGATTGGGCTGTTTGATGACGTGGGTGTGGTAATGAGATATCCATCCCTAAGTATGATCAAAGATCTAGAAGGTATGGATCAGGCAGATGCCGATTCAGTGTTTAAAGTTATTACAAGTTCTATCGACTTGATCTATGATGGTGACGAGTTGCATTATGCCAAAGATCAAACCGAAGCAGAGTTGCAAGAGTTCTTGGAAAATTTAACCCAAGATCAGTTTAAAAAGATTCAACAGTTCTTTGAAACAATGCCAAAACTGTCCAAGGATGTGCAGTACGACTGCCCTGTTTGTAAGCATCACCATGAAAAGGTGATCGAGGGTCTTAACAGTTTTTTTTAATAAACCTTTGTCATGAGTCTCTTTACAACTACTACAAAACAAACTTTGCGCTTATGCAGTACCATAAGTATAGTTTGGAAGAGTTAGAGGAAATGTTCCCGTTTGAACGAGAGATATATGTGACTATGTTGATTCAATGGTTAGAAGAAGAAAAACAAAGGATGCAAAGCAAATGAAACAAGTATTAGACAAACAAAAGGTGCAAGGTGCTAGCCCACTGGCTAACGGAGCATCTACGTCTAAACTAGAAACTCTAACCAGAGATGGCAATGTCGTTTACTTAGACTTCGCGAAAAAGCAGATTGAACAGTTGGATAAACTGAACAAAACTGTTAGCGATAGTCTCGGTGACAAAGGTGAACTATCTAAAACCTTAAAAGAAATTAAAAAAAGTATTGCAGAAA